TCCGTTGACCGAGAATACCAGATGGTCTTGCTCTGCTGACTGCGATTTTCCTTCAGCTTGTGCCCCTCGTCTGCAATGATGAGGTCGGCATTGAATTTCAGCAGTTCTGTCTCAAGGATTCTGGCACTCTCATAATTCACGACTACAATCTCCAGCCCGTCGGTCTTGCCGACTTCGGAAAGCTGCTGTCTTTTCTTTGCGGATGCACCTTTCAAAATGGTCAGCGTATATGGGAACGCAGCGAATTTCTCAAATTCCTCTTCCCACACACCGAGGATTGACAGCGGTGCAACAACAAGGATGCGGTTGACCCTGCCAAACTGATAAAGGATGCCGGAGATGCCAATGGAAGTGATCGTCTTGCCCGTACCCATTTCCATAAGCAGAGCCACACCGTTGCTTCTAAAATCGGAAGGGAGAAGGCCGAATCTCATGCAGGCAAAATCGAAAGCCTGCTGCTGATGCAGATATGGCTTGACCGTAATCGGCATCGGAAGGGATTTATTCGTCATCGTCCGCACCTCCTCGCATCTCATGAATTTCAATGTTTCTTACACTTGTGCCGGGCGTAAGTACCAGCACCTCGCAGAAATCGCCGAAGATCAGATTCAAAAGTCTCTGTGGAAGGCGCACCTTCTTGCTGCCAAGCACCTGCTTTTTCTGACCACTGCGGTCTGCAATATTGATCTGTACTCTATGTTGCAGATTCATCATTTTTCATATCCTCCTGTTCAATGAACGGGTCTGCGCCCGGAGGTCGTATCTCTTCCTCTGTAACATTGGGAAAAAGAACAACCCCCGGTCAGACCGCAGTGATTACTTCTTACGCTTGCGGGACTTCTCAACACCGAAGTGCTTGCAGCCCTTGGCGATGATTTTATTCCAGCGGTTGGAGATAGCCTGCTGAGTGACCGTCTTTCCGGTACGGGCTTCCTCCTCACGGCGGACATCTTCGAGGTACTTCCACGCCCCCAGATGGTCATAGACCAGGTCTCGCTGTGCCTCGGTCAGCCCCTCCATGAATTCCAGAATGGCTGCAACCTTCTCGTCCATCGGTGCATCCTCCGGGAACAGCAGGGTAAAAGGGTCGGATTTGATATCCTCGATTTCGTCCCACGGATTTACCACATCCTCACCGCTCTTGCCGGAACGCTCATAACGAGCAAGTCTGTCAGAGAACACCTTGTCGGTGTGGCGCTCATACTCGTCCTGCTCCACATCCTCGTCATGGTCGATGCTGTCTACCATAATCAGAATTTCACGGTCGATGGTGCGGACCGTGCCGTCCGGGTCGGTGTATTCCTCGCCAAGACCGATATGTACCGGGACTTCCTTTTTGAGGTCTTCATCCCAGCGCCAGTAGGTGTAACCGTCTTCGGTGAGGTAGTTCTTGCGATCCTCACGGAATGCGCTGGTACGGGTCAGTGCTACATTGTTCTTTTTGGCTTTCATTCAGTGTCCTTTCCCGCTCCTTGGCAGGACGGCGGACACCGAAAAAGCCGGGGCTACAATGTACCCCGGCTGAAACATCCCCAAAACGGCATGACAAGACACGGTGGTACATCGGAAATCAAACTCAGCCTTATAAAAAACTGCTGAGTATGACTTCTTCTGCATCCACCGTCCCTATGGCCATCTTGGAACGATATGATTTAATTGAAGTTTTTCTTCACCCGAAGAGGAGGATGAACAGGTTGATTGTTCTAATCATTTCTCTGTTCACCCTCTGCGGCATTACTTACGCTTACCGCTCGGCTTGGTCTGTGCCAGTGCACTTCCGGCTACCGACTTGGAGTCTTTGCCGTAACGTCCGTCCTTCAAGATTCTGCTTGCCTTGGAGGCAACAGGCCTTGAAGTCTGCTTCGTGTTCTTCGCCATTCTTCTCACCGCCTTTCTGTTCGAAATTGCCTTAATTTCCAAGGCTGTAATCATTATCGTTGATTCGGTTTTCAGAAAATATGGTGAGAGTCTGGGGGATTTCTGGGGAAAAACTGGAATCTGAAAAAGCGCAAAAAAATACCCCTCGGCACACGCCGGAGGGCAAAAAAAGAGAAGAAGCCGAGGCCTCTTCTCTGAAATTTATATATTATTCTGTATAGCCGATCAGAAGACCGTATCTGCCGTCTCCCTC